CCCGCGAGCCATCCATGGGTTCTACCCGCCCATCGCCGTCTACCAGGCCATGCTGGACAAACTCAATCAACCCAGTTCCTCCATTCAATAAACCGGTGTTGCACTTGGTGCTTGACTCCGCCAGAGGAAAAAAGGGGTAGGTATGAAGTCTTTGTATATAGAGTTTTGACGGGTTGTAATTCACAACAATTTCGTCACTCCTCCGGCGCCCTGCGCGGCGCCTTGAACCGCCGCAGCCCGCTGTCCTGTCCCTCACTGCCCGCGGCCGCCGCCGCCCGCGCCGTTGCCGGCGCGTGTTCGGCTGCGCCGGCACCCGTACCGGCGGCCTTGAGCGCTTCGCGGTTGCGCGGGTTGTCCTCGCCGATCGCCGCGCTGCGGCGGAAGAAGTCTCGCAAGCCCATGGTGCGCCTCACATGGAGTAGTTGAAGTTGTCGTTGCTGCTGCCGCGAATCTCTGCCGCCGCAGAGACCATAGCCCACGCGCTGGCGAGTCGTTGAGACCCGGTGGTGAGCATGACCTTCGCTGCATCCATGCGTGCGTCGTTGGCGTGCGTGACCGCATCCGCGTTGTATTTGGCCGTCTGGTACGCGATGGTCTGCCCGGCCTCGTAGTGCTTGATCTGGGCCTCCCACAAACGCGCGGACGCCCCTGCCTGAGCCTCGGCCGCGTGCGAAGCAGCGCGGTAGCCGTCGACGGTGATGCTGGCGTGCTTCGCGGCGATGTCCGCCGCGGAGACGGCCGCGGACAGCCGGGCTTTCCAGCCGTCCCACTCCAGCCCCTTGGCAGCTACGTGTGCCTGGAACTTGGCCACTTCGACGCGGGCTTTCTCTGCCTGGGCGCCGACTTTCGCGCTGTACGCGGCCACAAGGGCCTTGTACGCCTCGCCCTTGGCGCTTTCGCCCTGGATTTGCGCCTTGTACATCTCGGCTTTCGCGGTCTCGGCGTTCACGGTGGCGACGAAGGCTCGCACTTGCTCGCTCCCGGCCTGGATGCGCGTGCGCTCCAGTTCGACCAGGGTCTGCGCCGCGCCGACCCGCGCTTTGTAGACCTCCACGGAGGCCATCGCGCCTTCGATCTCAGCCTTGTAGCGTTCCACGAGGGACCGGTTGATGTCGGCCTTGGTCTGTTCCGCATGCAGAAGCGCCTTGAACACCTCGACTTTGCTCATCTCCGCCTTCACCAGCGTGTCGTACGCCCCGGCGTACGCGCGGTAGCCGTCAAGCAAGGCCCTGAAGTTCTCAACCGACGCGTTGTGCACCGCGATGGCGTTGTCCGCCGCCGCCTTGCTCGACTCGAACACGAGCATCTCGAACTTGTAGTTCTCGTCGATCAACTGGTTCTCAAGCTGCAGCGCCGATTGGATCGCGTCCTTGACGTTCTGCTGTTCGAGCTCAGCCTGCTTGATCGCAATGTCGCGCGACAGGCTGGACAGCTTGTCGTGGTACTCACGGCGCGCGTCGGCCAGCTGCCCGGCCAACGCCCCGGCCGGCAGCGGGAACCCGAGCGCCTCCGCGCCGCGCAGGACTTCCTGCTCGCGCGCGAGCGCGGTCTGGGTCTCGCGGTCGCGTGCGCGGTCCCAAAGCTGCTGCTCGACATCCGGCGACAGGCCGGTGCCGCCATGCACGCGCGCGTTGAGGCTCGCTTTCAGGTTGTCGAGGAGCTGCGACGCATACCGTTTGCCTGGGGAGTAGCTGAACGGCGCAGGCTCCAGCACCGACAGCCGTGGGATGCTGTCCAGCTTGCTCAACCAGCCTTCGTGCAGGTTGACGCCGTCGAACGTGTGCGTGGTCAGCGACATGAAATCCGGCGCCGCGGGCAGCACGACGTCCGGCTCGTCAGGCAGAGGCACATCGCGCAGCTCTGGCAGCGCGGGCGCTTCGCCTATCAGCACGGTCGGCGCGTCCATGAACTTCATGTCCGGCGCCGCGACGTCGAAGTTGTCGATGTTCACGTCGTTCATCACGACCGAAAGCCCGCTCGGCGCGTCAGACGGTACAGCGACCTGCAGCTTGGGCAGCGGCGGCGCGGCCGGGATCGGCGTTACTGCGGGCGATAGCACACCCTCCCATCGCACGTCGATCCTTGGCGGCTGGTAGATGCTGGCGGTAAGCGCCTGGTTGAACGCCGTCACCTCCGCGCGCGCGGAATCCGCGAGCTGCACGGACTTGTTGTACTTGTCCTGGACGATTGCCGCCGGTCCGGCTAGGTTTGCAGCCATGGTTAGACCCTCCGTGATTGCGAACGCACGAGCGCGAGCTCGATGCGATCAATAGTGAACTGCTGCCCATCAGGCGTGCGCACGCTGAACCCGAGATAGTTCTCGCGGATGCCGCGACCTACGACGCAGCGCGTCTGCCCGCTTGCGCGCAGCGGGAACGTATATGACCATTGCCCGGCCCGCCCGTACACGGTGAACTGCGCAGCCCCCTCACCGTGCATCGACAGGTACACGCTGTCGATGTGCTTCTTCAGTGACGTCCCGCGCAGGCCCGGTGGCAGGTGCACGTCGGCGACGATGGGCGCCGCCGGGTCGGTTTCGCCGCCCAGCGCGTACAGCCCGCTCGCATCGCCCGCGTGTGTCGGCGTTATGGCGTGGAACGAGAAACCGGCGTACTCGGTCACCGCGCCGGACAGGGTGTTGCAGACAATGGTGTTCATACAGAAACGATGACCGCCGGCAGCTCGCCGGAGTAGTCAAAAAGCTGACTGAGAAGCGCGCCGAGTTCGGTCCTGGCGCCATTGGGGGCTATTGCCCAGGAGGCGAGCACCTGCCCGCCGTTCAGCGCAGCCACCACGCCGCCGCCGCTATTGGGGTCGATGGCGGTCTTAACTGAGTAGGCACCGTAGCCCAACGGCAGTGTTGGTCGTGGAACAACGCCGTCGGTGACGTTCGGTGGCAGGTAGTACGTCGACGTTTCGCCTGCAACGTTGAAGAAACCGCTGTTAAACCAGTAGTGGCCTGCGACGACGAAGCTGTTGTAGTGGTCGTCGTCCACTACGGCAGAAAAGTCGATGACCCGAGCGGCGGACGTGTGGATGGAGGACGTGATGTTGGGGCGCGCGGTACGCGCGCCGTCGAGCTCGTCCCCATAGCTGATTCGCACGCCCTCAGTAAACGTTGTTACCGCGTGGCGCATGATTTCCTCGCCGCGATGCAGGACGACGAAACTCGCTGACGATCCAACCGAGCGCACTCGCGTGTAGGCTCCAAGATCGGACAGCTGATACCCGCCCGTAGCGAATTCGATGTACGCCACCACGGACAGGATGGGGTCGATACAGACCATGACCTTGTATTCGTCGCGCCCGCTGACCGAGAGCAGTTTCTTCTCCTCGGACTCGTTGCCTCCGGCGGGCGCGACAGACGCGTCTAGCAGAGCCCAACTCGTGTACCTGTAGCGCATGACCGTCTTCGTATCCACATCGACCAGGGTGATAGGCCCCCATGGCGTACTCAACACGACCGTGTCCTTGTACGTGGCCTCGGTGGTCGTCGTGTAAGCAGCGCCGTAGTTGACGCGCCCTCCTTCATTACGGAACCTTCCAGGCCTAGTCCACACATAGTTAAACTCAGTGCCTGGACTAGGCGACCAGTCGTACCAGGTGCCCTGGCTTGCCCAGATGCCTGATGGCGGAACGTCGTTGAACACATAGTCGTAGACTTCACGACCCCTCGTTGTGGCGGTGATTTCGTGGCGCAAATCGCGGGCCGCCGACATGGAAACCTTCGCATCAGCCCAGTCCCTGGCCACGTAGACCGGAGAAGTGCGGCGGTCAACGCGCAGGAGGCGCTTCGTGTTGTCGTACCTGTTGTCGAAACCATCCATCCGGTCTGGGCAGTCGACAGTAAGCTGCCCCGCGCCCAGCACGAGCTTGAGCGTCGTCAGTGAGGGCGTACCCGCCAACCAGCCCGTCTGTCGGATCGTGGCCCTCCATGGAATTGCCCCGCCGCTTGGGTAAGCTTCAGGTACGAACTCCGTTACGTCTACATCGCCGTGATGAATCACTTCTGCCACATACTCTGGGTGCACAGCAACGCGAAGTTCGTGCGTCAGGGCCAGCGGAGACAGCCAGTCGCCGTAGATGTTGGCCACACCTGTCGGTCGCTCTAGTTGCACCAGCGGCGCGAAAACCTCCGTCCCGCTGCGCGGGCGACTGAACGCCGCGCGCCCCATGAGCAGCCGTAGCGGCTGTACGAGATTTACTCCGTCGGGCGGCGTTGCCGCTACTGTCGTGACGGCAACGGGGTACGCGCCAAACTGGTCTGGCGTTTCTGCAAAGGTCTTCGGGGGGACTACTGCCACTTCGGCCACGTCAGCCGACAGGTCAGTCGTCCAGACGTTCGGCGCGACCTGCACGTATTTACCGCCAGGCGTGATGACGCCGAACCCGTGGTTCGTGGCAGCGTACGCCAAACCTCGCAGCACAGTCGCCGAACCACGTGCCTGACTGGTAGCTGCGCCGGGGCCGTACTTACGCGCGCTGCCCTCATAATAGCCAGAGGCGTTCGCGCCGTGGGCCGCGGTGTCGTCCGTGAAGTAGTGTTTGCCGCCCCTGGAGACCCACACGCCTGAGCCCCCGTAGAAGTGCGACACTGCAGTGCCCACCCACGCTTTATTCCTGTAAGTTACTACGAAGTATTTTGCGTTGACAGCGCCCGTGGTAAGCCCGATGCCGCGCAGCCCAGCGGGCGAGTCAATCGACGTTTCTGTCGGCCACACCGTCATAGTCCGCACGCCGTTCACGTCGACGATGCGGTAAGGCGAACCATCGGACAGACGCCCCGTCTGCACGGGATTAGGCACCGCGGATACGCGCGCGGCCGAACAGAACTTGTAGAACGCGCCCTGCGCTTCCCTCAGCTGTCCTTCGTTCAGCGGCCCGCCAACAGCCCGCAACGCTGGCGGCGCGGCGGGCTGGATCACCGTGCCGTCGGCCCGGCGGGTGAACGGGTTCCAGAGACTCATTGCGGCACCGCGATGTACTGTGGAATCCCGCGGACCTCGCGGAACGTGGCGCAGACCTCTTTCACGCCTGTGCGATAGCGATCTTCCGTGAGGTTGAACGTCGCGCCACCACTGAACCCCGCGACTATCTTGCCGCCCGCGATGCACACCATGGCAGGGCCTACGCCGTACGCATCGCCCTGGCGCAGCCGGTGGCCAGGCGCGCTGACGCCCGAGCCGAGCACGACAGGGCCGAGTTCGGTCGCACGGTACGCCAGCGTGTCCCACGTGTCGCCGGCGAGGAACACCAGGTCCTCTTCGGTGCCGACGTACAGCCCGTCGCCGACCGGCTGGATGGCAGTGATCGGCGCCGGCATCCGTTTGAAGTCGCGCCAGTCAGCCAGGTGCGGCGCCATGGGGCGGCTTGCCCACAGAACGTCGCCCTGAGCCATGAGCAGCCGGCCGCGCCAGTACGCAGTGATCGTGCCGCCCACGGGCGACATGGCGCCGAGCGTCCTCGACAGCAGCACCAGGGATTCGTTGGCACCGGTGAACTCGAAGGCTCCGGTGCTGGTCGTGCCGGCCAGGTACGCTTCTTCGCCGTCCTTGGCGCTGAGGTACACGTTGACGGCGTGCCCGGCTCTCGTGGGCAGGCCAGCCAGCCGCACGCCGCCTTCGCCGACGGTAATGGACGTGCCAGCGGTCGCGGGCCCTTCCAGGTTGTCGCTGAGACGGACATACGACAGGAAATAACGGTAGCCGCCGCGGTGCAGTGCGCCGACGGCATCTTCGTAGAACCCGACCGCCTCGGGTGTCGGGACAAACAAGTCCCGCCCTGTGACGCCATCGGTCAGGCCGTAAATCAGGCCGTTGCTGAAAGTGACGCGCCCATCAGGCAGGTTGCAGTACCAGACGCGCGCGGGCCCCATGGCCGGGTGCACAACGTGCTGCGCACCGCCAGGGTGGAGCGCGGTAAGTTGCGCTCCCTTCGTGGCCAGCATGAACCCATCCGCTTGCCACAGGTTCTTGTGGCATTGGTCGGACAGCAGCGAATAGCCTTCGCGCCGTGTGATCTCGCCGCTCAGGCCGATGTCCATGTTCGTCGCCGAAAGCAGGTCCGTACTGGTCAGACGGTGTTCTGGTTGAACATTGTTGATGCCGGAGAACTTCTCGTATGTCAGCATGCGACCCCCCGGTCAATGCGGTGCGTTCCTGCCTGCAGAGCGGAGTGCTGCAACGCCTTCAGTCGCACGCTCAATCCGCCTGGCGTGCCCAGCTCTATGGCGGCGCTCTCAGCCGCCAGCAGGCGCACACCGTCGGCGCGCAACGAATGCTGTCCGGTGTGCACGAGGTCGACACCGGCCGCGCGCGCCGCGAGGCGCGTGGACGGTGTGCCCACCGACAAGGCGCGTTCTCCAGCGGCGAGCAGCGTCGCCACCACCGCCGACGCCGCCCCAAACTCGATCGCCGAGAACGTCGGAGCGTACGCCTTGATGTCGACCGCTGGCTCGCCGAGGGCGAGGCCCACCGCACCGACGCCATAAAACGTGGCGGCGGCAGGGATGACCGACGGCGCGCCCAGCGAGAGCGCCTCAAACTCGACGGCCCGTAGCCACTTCGATGACGGCGCCTGTTCGGCCAGGAGCACGTGCAGCCCAGGCGCCGCGAGATCGACGCCGTCGACGGGCAGCCCCACGTCCTCACCAGACATGAGCTTGTGCGCACCCATCGCAAGCGCGACGTTCCCCGTTCCGACGAGGGCCGCGGACAGCGCGGCTGTGCCCGCGCGGGCGAGTTCGATCCCGATCGTCAGGGCGCCGGCATCCTCCGCGCCGTTGATGGCCGCGCCGTTGATGGTTGGGTACGCCATGGCCTCAGATCACCGCGAGCGCGACGCCACGCCAGTAGAAGCGCCCGATGAGCTGACCGCTAGCCGGCGTCACGACGGTGAACCGGATGTCGGATGCCAGCGCGCCGCCCGTGGTCACAGGAATGCGGTGAACGGACGACAGCCCGGACAGCTGAGAAAGCGGCACGCTGCTGGCGAACCGCGTGGCGTTGGACGAGGTGCCGATGGAGACGACCGGCGTGGAAGACACAGCCGCATAGGCGGCCCATAGGAACCCCACTTCAGTGACCATGAGCCCGTTCTTCGGCCCGAGCGCAAGGTCTACCGTCACGTCCACCGGGTTGGGGGTGCACAACCAGTGACCGTAGGTCGAGCCGCCGACGACGATGGTGCTCGTGACGCCCGCGCTCGGAGATACCTTCGTATACACCTCCATCAACGGGTGGAGGGGGGCGTAGGTGTACTGGTACGCCGTGGATGCAGACAGGCGCACCACGTCGTGCGGGGAGTAGTTGGTAGAAGTGTTGAACACGGCCGGCGCACCGATAGACAGCACGTGCGTGGCCCCCATCACCTCATGGGTGAAGTTGGTGTCCTGAGTCGTGGTGAGGTCGGGCTTCCTGCGATGCACGCGCATGATGGGCCAGCCACCGATCTGCTGGGTACCCCCTGGCACATAGTCATTCGGCACGACGCCATTGATTGCGAAGTTGCTACCATTGGTCCCGGCGGTCCCGTTGCCGGCATAGTCGAGCTGCAAGAACGAGTCAAGCATCGCGGCTGTGACGCGGGCCTCCAGCTTGGCCCCAGCCGGCCACGCCACCGGGAGCGTGCTTTCCGCGCCGCGGGTGACGGTGAAGATGTTGCCGCTGATGGCACGGATGACGACGATCTCGTACTGCCCTGGAAGCGACGGATCAGTCAGCGTGCCCACCTGGGTATCGCCAGGGCCCATGTACGCGAAGTCGCCCACCTCCGTGCCGGTCATCACCAGCGCTTCGTCCAGGTACGAGGCCGTCGTGGCGGAGGCCAGTGTGCGCGTCGCGTTGTTGGCGAACTTGAACACGGTCTCTCCTTATGCCGGTACCAGGCTGACGATGCGGGCCGCTCCCTGCGACCACTCCAGGCGGAGTCCGCCGCCATTCGGGGTGTAGGGCAGCCCCACAACGCTCGTGATGTACATCAGAAGCGGCGACGTAGTAGCTGTGCCGGTGTCGACGTACACGACGACCGAACCCGCTGCCGCACCGGTCGTTTGGCCGAAGTTGATGTCTTCAGCGTCGAACACGCCGCCGGTTATGGTCTTGTTCACGAGGGGCTGCGCAGCGCCGACGAGCGTGCCGATGTCCGCCAAAAACTCGTGCGCCCCGTCGTATACATACGTGCTGGGCAGCAACGCCGCCCTGAGTGTTACGCCGGCCGACCCGAGGTTATACGCGCCGCTGAGCACCTTCTCGGCTCCCTTCGGGTAGAACGGCGCGCCAAGCCGCGCGATCTTCTTTGCGCTGTTGTCCCACGGGATAGTCACCCCGCCGCCGTTCGTGGTCATAGGCAGGCCAGTGACGATGTCGAAGAACAGCAGTAGCGGCGATGTAGAGGCGTTGCCGGTGTCTTTATAGATCGCCAGAGAGCGGATCGAGGAGCCTGGGGCGAACGCGCCGAAATCGACATCGTTGGCATCAAAGACACCGCCTGCGATCGACTTGCCAGTCAGCACTTGATCAGTGCCCACGCGGGTTCCGACGGCATCGAGAAATTCGTGCGACGTGCTGTAGGTGTACGTGCTCGGCAGCAGCGCTACTTTGAGCGTGTCCGTGAGCATGTTGACGGCGCCGCCGAGAATTTTCTCCGCGCCTTTCGGGTAGCTGGTGTTGGCCATGGGTACTTACCTTTCTGTCAATCAAGTGCGGCCCAATCCGCCAGCGCCTTCAGGGCCTGGCGGTCGGTGAGGACTTCTTCTCGTAGGTCGGAAACAGCGCGTCGAGCATCTCCAACGACTTCGACGCCCTCGCCCGCTCCAGCGCCCACGCCGGCGGCGCCGGCCTGGCCGGCTGGATCACCAGCGGCTGGCTGGGGGCAGGTGGCGCCTGCGAAGCGCATGCCGTAACGAGCAGGGTCGCCAGCGCGACCGCGGTTTTCATTGAGCGCACGGGTCAACTCCTTTTGGTGCTTGGTGTCGGAAGCCTGGGCGGCGGCGGCGCGCAGGCGATCAGCCTCGCGCTGCGCGGTGAGCAGCGCCGTCACCGCGTTGGCCGTGGCGGCTGCGTCCTGCGCGTGCTTGGCGGCGGTGGCAGCGGCGTCCAACTTCAGGCGCGCAATCTGTGCGTCCTTTGCGGCTGAAAGACCGATGAATGCTACGCCAAGCGCTACGATAATGGTAGCTGGTACCCAGGAGGGAACAGCCTTGCCGAACAGGTGCACCAGCAGGGCCGCACCGATGGCCGCGAACAGCACGGCCCAGCCCAGGCTGGCGAAGAAGCCGCTGAAGAAGACGGTCAACCACGTCATTTGCGCACCCCCAAAGGTTCAGTGGGCAGACGCAAACGGTCAGCCGGCGGACCGATGTGCGTGCCACGCGCGGGCGGGGCATTGCCGGGCTTGACCGGCCCCTGCTCTGCCTGCAGCGCTGCGCGCAGGCGTTCCAGCTCGGCGATGCGCGCCTTCAGGCGGGCGGCAATCTCGCTGTTGTGGCGCGAGTTGGTCGCCACCAGGTGCATCACGTTGGCAATACCCTCCACGGTGCCGCGCAGCTCATCGATCTGCCGGTTGTGCGCCTTCTGCTGCTCGATGATCTGGTCGGTCAAGCGGCTGATCTGCACGTCCTTGCGGCCGATGGTCTCGGAGTAGGTGTGCAGCAAATCCAGCCGCTCCGACGAAAACTTGTCGGACGCCGCGCGCGCGCCAAAGTACAGGCCGGCGAACCCCGTCAGCAACAGCGTCATGGCGCAGCTCAGGACCAGCCACGGCACATGCCGGCGGGCGACAAACACATCGCTGGACACGGCGGTGTCGAGAAATTGGCTGATGCGGTTCATGGCGATACTCCGAAAGCCATCGGCGGCAGCACAATGGCCTGGTCGCGGCCGATGAGGTTGGCCTGGTAGGTCAGCACCAGTGCGTGCTGGTACAGCCCCGGTAGGAACCCGGCCGGAACCTGGACGCCGCTGATGTGCATGTGACACCCGACGCGCACAGGGATGCGTGCCGGCGGCTGGCTGATGATGGCGCGCGTCTCTGTGCTGGTCAGCGAACCTGAAAACTCAGGGACGAGCCCGCGTTCGCTGCAGACTTCGCGTTTGACGAACAACCACTCTCCGGGCTTGAAGTTGTGCTTCTCGTTGCCGTCCTGGTCCACGATGCCGATGAGGCGCGCGGTGATCGGCACCGACTCGTAGATGGTGGACAAGAACAGCGCCACGGCGGTGAAGAACATCACCGCCATCACCGACAGCACAATGCGCGTTTCGCGGTTGTAGTCGGTCCGGTTCATTTGATGAACACCTTCGCCGCCATGGCCAGAAACAAGGCCGTGCCCGTGGCGCTGATCAGCCCATAGGCGATCAGCTTCACCGGCGTGAACTCGTTGCGCGTGATGAACTCCTTGGCACGCTCCAGCAAGTGCTGATAGTTCGCCTCCACGGTCGTCAGCCGCCGGTCGAGGCTGCGCACGTCTTTGTCCAGTTCTTCGATCTGATCAGCCACGGTCTTTCCAGAAATTCGCGTAGGCGGGCGCGCGGTCGATGACCCGGCGCACGTAACCACGGTTGATGTCGTAGGTGCTCTGCCCGTAGCCGCGCCACTTCACGCGGCTCTTGACGCTGTGCAGCTCGACGTGGCCGAACCATCGGCGCGGGTCGCAGTCGGGGCGTTTCTGGCACAGCAGGCGGTCTTTCTGCACCGCGCCATCGCCGCCGTTGTAGCCAGCCAGCGTGAAGCTCCAGGCGTCGGTCGGCGTAGCCGCCAGTGGCGCAAAGCGCTGGTAGCCCGTGCGGTCCATCAGCACCAGGGCGGTCAGTTGCAGGCGCGGGTCGTAGCGCTGCTCCCACTTCCAGTGCTTGAGCGCGGCGTGCTGGGCGCGCAGCTCCGCTTGCTTGTCGAAGCGAATGCTGCCGTCGGCGTTGTAGGCGCGCGTGATCTGCCCCAGACCCACACCGTTCTCCCGCGCCGTCTTCAACTCGGCGCGCGGGCTGAAGCACGATGGGTGGGTCAGGGTGATGCAGGTCTCCTTCTCGATCTGCGCAGCCATGACCGAAGCGGCGGGCGCCTGCGGCCAGTGCTCCGCCTGCACCAGCAGCAACAGCGCAATGACCTTGGGGGCGGCCACGGGCAGCATCATCACTTGGCCCAGGTCACGATGCCGTTGAACAGCAGTCCTACGAACAGCACCAGTGCCGCCACCACCACGGCCGACGGCAGTTCGCCGGCCTTGGCTTTCTCCAACAGGTCGGACAGGCTCAACGTCGGGAATGTCACGCGGCTGACCACGATGGTCACGCCGGCCAGCACCAGCGAGAACGCTGTCCACTGCAGCAGCGTGGCCAGCAGCGCGAAATCCGTCAGGCCCAGCACGACGATGCCGATGGCGATCAGCAGCCAGGCCGAACGGTCACGCAACGCCTTGGCGCGTTCGCGGTTTTTCAGGCGCTCGGCGCCAGCCTTGTTGTCGGTGTCGGGTTCCACCATGTCTCCATCACAAGTAGGAAATAACGACCTTGACCTCCGACGCCCCGACCGCGGTTGTGTCGGTGTCGGCGGCGCCGCCGGTGATGGCCACGCCGAGTCCGGTAGTAAATCGGTGGCCGATTGCACCGAAATCCACCGGCACAAAGCCGCCGGCTGCCACGGGCACCGTGAGCACCGGCACGTCCGTGCCTACGACTGGAGCCGTGGCCTTGTTGTAGAGCTTGACGTAGCGCGGCGACGCGCCCGTGTTGGTTGCCACCACGCAATACAGGCTCGCGGCGGCGGACTTCACCAGCGCGGCGTTGGTGCTGGCCGCGCTGTTGATATTGGTCGCAGTCGCTACGGTCCCGGCCCAGTTCGTCGTGACCGTGCCGCTGACGGGCTGCGTGCCGCTGATCTGCGCCGCGGGGATCGGCTCCGTCGCGTAGACCCCGCGCAGAATCGACCAGGTGGCCGCCGCGTTGGCGGTGACGTTGGTCGTGCAGCGCACGCGCGCCCACATGTTGCCGTTCACCGAGCATTCCCACGCCAGCGTGTGACCCGCGCCAATGGCGATGGCCAGCGTGCCGGTGTTGGTCACGATGGTGTTGGCGTTGGAAACGACCGCCTGGATGGCGAACCACGTGCCGTCCGTGCCGTTGGTCGAATCCAGGCTCGCCTCAAAAGCAAACTGGCCCGCGGCCATGGCCGCGGTTCCGGTATTCTTGACGTGGAAGACGATGTTGCTGGAGTTCGACACGTCGACCGCGACGAACCCCGCGCCGGCCACTGCGCCAGCACCGGCCACGCCAGTCGCCGCAGCCGCCGTGCTGATCAGTGTTCCTTGACACAGCGGCATGGTGCCGGGCTTCGACGCCACCTTGAGCCGGCCGTCTTCGTTGACCAGCAGGCGGGTTTCTTGCCCGTCTGCCACGAGCGCGCCGTCGGCGTCCTTGCGCAGCGCCGCGAGCATCAGCCCGCCGAGTAGGTTCTGCAGTGCCACGTGATCAGTCCCCTGCTACTACGTTAAGCGTCCAGTTGCCGCCGCCAAGGTCCTGCACCCACAGCGCCTTCGCGCCGGTAGATGGCGTCGGGGCAACGCTACCGATGACTACGTTGCCCCCTACCGCGCCGCCCTCGCCCTGCTTCGCGGCGGCTGAGTAGGTGGTGGGCGACAAGCCGACGGCCATCCGCCCTTCGTCGGTGATCAGGTAGTCCTGCCCGGCAATGAGCTGCCCCGCTGTCGCCGCAGCGTTGATTTGCGCGCGCGTGCCGCGCTTGATCAGGACGATGGGCGTCTCGCCGCCGATGCCGCCAGGGCCGCCGGACTGTGGCGACGCGCCGAAGTTGATGTTTCCGCTCATGGCTGCGGCTCCAGCGGGCCAGCGGACGCCGCCGAATGCGTACCGGTGTGATCCAGCGCGACCGGGACGTAGCGCTCCGACAGCTCAAGATCGCTGAATGAGTAAAAGCCTGTGCCTGGCGTGCTCCACGTCTCCGCAATGTGCTGGCCATCGGTCACGCGCGACAGTCGAACGCGGTAGCTGATCGCCGCCGGTTGGCCGTTGACCGCGATCACGCCGGACACCGACCCGCGCGGCGTGAAACCGGGGCGCGCGTCAGTCTCAACGGACAGCGCGCCGTCGAGCACGGTGACGATGGAAGCAACGTGGGTCATCGCCACGGCCCCGTCACATCGACAAAAAAACCGCCGCTTGGCGAACCGCCGCCGAGATAGAAGAACATGAGCTTGCGGCCCGACAGGCTGCCGGGCCCCGGCACGGTGTCGCGCGGGTAGACGGTTGTCTGCTGCCCGAGGTTGCTGTGCGGCGAGAGGTACAGCCCTGGCAGCACCGCGCGAAGCGCGTAGTCGGTCTGCGACGCGCGCAGCCAGCACCGCGACAACCGAAGGCGGCCGTCGATAGAGCTGGGGAACGCACCTACGCCGCAAGTGTCAGCACCAGAGGTTGCCCAAGCGTACCCGGCATCCGCACCCGCATAGGTTTCCACAGACCCGCCGGCGCCTCCGAAAGCGCGCTCAACGAATAGGCCAGGCTGCTGGCCAGTGCCGGGCACACCGTCCCAACTGGTGCTGTTCGCGGCCTTGCCAACCCCCAGTACAGTGCTCCAACTGTCCCCCGCAACGGACGCCGGGAGCACGTCGCCAAAAGGCCGCGGGTAGCCAGGCGACGCGCTGATGGCGCTACCGTAGACCGTGTAGTAGTACGCGGGCGAGAAATAGAACAGCGCATCGTCACCAAACATGTCTTAGCGCTGCGGCGCCGTGTCGCCGCTGGCTGACTTGAGCCAGTACCCACCGCCGGATACCTGCGCCGTGGTGGGAAACGGCCCGGTGCCAGTCGAGACACCGGTCATAGAGTTGTAGGCCACGACGCGCGCATCAACCGCGTTCGTGTCCTGCACGCGCAAATACCGGCGGCTACCAGCAACGTTGAAGCTGCGGTACACCGCCAGGTTGGTGCCGAAGTACGGCTTCTCCCAGCCGCACGGCGCGTACTTGGCCGTGATCGTGCCGGTGGCCGGGCCATCGGGCGACGTGGACGCGAACGTGACGGTCGTTGCCGTCACCGAAAGCACGCGTTTCTCGCCGTTCAGCTCTGCGGGCGTGGCCCCAGACACGGCGATGATCGTGTCGAGCTCGAACGTGTCGGTGGAAGCGAGGGTCATCGTCGCCACGCCGCCCGATACGCCGAGCGACTGCGCCGTCGCCTGCCCCCAGCCGTTGACCAGGAACGCGTCGAGCAGCGCGATCAACGAACCGACGGTCGCGCTCAACGCCGGCGCGCCACGCATCGACTCGTTGATCCGCTTGATCGTGGTGCCCATGGCTTAGAACGTCCCGCAATCCACGGTGCCCACGGCCAGGGTCACGAAGCCGTTGGAGGCGTCCTTGGTCATCGTCATGGACGCGTTCATGCGGAGCACGCCGTTCGTGCCGTCCGTGCCCCAGATGAAGCCCGACGTACCACCGGAAATCACGGCGACCTTCTCATCGCTGGAGCCGGCCGGAATGTTCAGCGCCGCCTTGAAGGCATCGAAGGTGATTTTCTTTTCCTTCTGCGCCGCGTTCTCGCTCGCGTCGTGGACGAGCAGCAAGTCCGCCGCGCCATCGACCGCCGGCATCGCCGCCAGATCGTCAATGGCCGGGACCACGGGCAGCTTCGTGGTCGGATCGGTTGCGACGTACATCGCCCCGCGGTCGGTGGTGAACATCTGCTCGCCGGCCAGCATGCCGCTGGTCGGCAGGTTGGCCTTGAGGCCTCGTTTCAGTTGCACGCGTGGCATTGCCAACTCCTTCAGTTAAAAGTCCCGCAGTCGATGTGTTCGAGTTCCAGGTTGGCCCTGGCCTCGGCTTTCAGGGTCGGGGTGTCGAACTCCGACAGCTTCATGGGCTTGGTCAGCACGCCCGCGGTTTCGATCGTCCCGATGGGGCCAGGCGGCCCCTGCTCCGAAAACATGAGCATTTCGTGCACGGCAACTTCGTGCTGCAGCTGCTCGGCGTTGTCGAAATCGAGCACTTCAATCAAGGCCACGTTGCCTCCTGCGATACCTTGACGCGCCCCATCAGCAGGCGGCGCGGGCGGTTGCGTCCGGGGTGCGTGATCTCTAGGTCGTAGACGGCGTTCTGCCATTCCAGCCGGACGATCTGGGCGAGCCGCGGGTCGAGCTCAATCCAGCCGTCAGGCAGCAAGCGCAGCGTGGTGTCGGCGGTGCTCAGCGACAGCAGCGGCGCGGGGTCGTCGTAGTCCGCGCGCACGTCCAGGCGCGCCTCGCAACCGGTGAAGTCCGCCGGCACCATCGTCTCGCGCGACGCGCCAGTGAGCAGGCGCATTCGCTCGGGGAAGAACCCGGAGCCCTCGTACAGGGTGAGGTTCTTCTTGAACGGGGCGTACATCAATAGCCTCCGTAGGCGATGAAGCCGGCAGGGTGGTAGGCGCGGTTCTGTTCGTCCTTGGCCTGGGCGCAATAGGCGCGAAAACGCGCCTCGTACTCATCGGCCTTGCGGCGATTGAACATCTCGGCGTCGTGGTTGTCGTAGGCGCGGTACTTGACCCATAGCAGCAGGTGCTGGTGGTGCTGCTCGTCGATCTCCAGCTCGTCGCTGACCGTCTCGATGGGCGTCGGCAGGCGGTAGACCGACAGCGTGATGCGCTGCCCGTTGAGCTCGGCGCCGGCCGGCGCCGGCAGGCGCACGGTGTTCTTCTCCAGCCCCGTGATCAGCGCGCGTAGCCAGCCGTCCGGCAGCTCCTGCAGGCGCAGGCCGCGGTCGCGCATGCACTCCATCGGGACGATGTCGAGCGGGCGGCCGTCCAGCCAGGCCTCGCGCAGGTCGAGCACGCCGGCCGGCAGCTTGTACCAGGCCTCGCCAGTGCGCAGGGTGATGTGGAACCCGCGCGTCGCTTCGATGCCGTAGGTCAGACGGCAGAACATCTTCTGCGCGTCGTCGATATAAGAGACGACCGTCAGGTCGTCAATAAACGGCGGGACTTCGAGGTCAGCGACCTCGACCCGGTAGAGCCGAAGCAGTTCCTCGACAGTCACCGCGTGCTCACAGGCCCTTGGCGGCCTTGTAGTCCATCCAGGCGCTCTCGCGCTCGGCAGCGGACACGTCGGTCAGACCCGAGACGCGGGCCAGGGCCTTCGCGTTGGGCACGCCTGCGGCGGTGAAGTCCTCCACCGCGTTGGTCTTGGCGATCTCATCAAAGGCCGCCTCCAGCAGCGCCTTGCGCTCGGCGCCGTCGGGCGAGGTCTTGACCTCTTCCAGCGTCTCGCCGTCAGCGGGCATGACGCCCAGGGCGGCCAGCTCATCGGCCATGATGGCCGGCGCGCGGGCGGGCTTGTTCTTCTCGAACGAGATGGCGTGGCCGTACTTGGAAGCGACAGTGATGTCGCGGTTGCTGATGAACAGGGGCATTCAAATCTCCAGGAAGTTGATGGAACGGGGGCCGCAGCCCCCGTCGCGCCTGTGTCAGGTCTGCGTTTCGGTCGCGCGACCCGGCACCACGTACTGGACCTCCACGAAGGCCTTGCCCTTGGTCGGCGAGCCCGCCACGATGGTTGCCTTCAGGCTCGTGCCCGCCGGGTAGTTCTTACCGGTCATGCCGCCGGCCAGCGCGGTGCGCGCCACGGCGGCCAGGCTCGTAGCTGCCAGCGCCGCGAAGGCGGAGTCGTCGGCCAAGGCCAGAGTGGCAGCGCCGCCATCGAACGCCGTTACCACGTGCAGGGCGCCGCCCAGCACGATGGCGCCCGGCGGCAGCTTCACGGCAACCACGACGTCGCCGTTCTTGACCTCGTCGAAGTTGATGGGCTGCAGGGCCACCAGGGGCGTCTGACGCCCCGTGTCGGTGATGTATTTCGGCATGGTGCGTCTCTCCTTACTGAGCGGTGTAGATGGAGAGCACGGCGAAGTCTTCCTTCGACTTACCCTCGTAGATGCTCGGGAACTGCGGCTTCAGGAAGCCAAACATCTTCCCGACCGAGATCGACTGCTGGTTGTCGTAGTCGAAGCCCTTCTCGACCCAGTACGGATCGCCGATGTCGGCAAGCGCCAGGGCTTGCGCACCGCAGAACAGCAGCTGGCAGCCGTCCACGGTGCCGGTTGCTCCCCACTTGGCGCCGGAGGCGGCGCCTGCGGTGTTGTAGACATGACGGAACTCATGGATGAAGATGCCGTCGACCTTCACCGACGTACCGGTGAACAGCGGGTTGCTGGAGTCACGTACCGCGGCGTGGCGCAGGTTCTGCACGTACTTGTCGTCCTGCTTGAGCTTCAGCATGGCCTGGGGCGACAGAAACGCGTGGTACACCTCTTCGCCGCCGCCGTCGCGTACACCGCGGATGTAGCGGCTTTTGGCGTAGGTCTTGGCAGCCATGAGGGTGTCCCACATCGGTACGTCGGTGGCCGCAACCGCGTTGGTGGCGGCGTTGGGCACCAGTACCTTGGCGGTGGCATCCCAGCGCAGGCGACGGTTGGCCGAAGGCGCAGAGACGTCGTTGGCGAACTCCAACGCAGTCAGCCCGGACCCCGTTCGCACAGCGCCCGTGTTGGTCATGCCGTACGACACGCCGGAAAGCGTCAGGAACGCCATCTGGTCCATGCGGTCGGCCAGCCAGTAGGCCAGGTTGTTCTTCGCGTTCTCTCGGAAGTTGAACACCGACTTCTGATCTGCCATGCGGCCTTCGTGGCGGCTGGCGTGGCGCAACTGGTCGATGCGGATGTTCTGGTCGAAAATCTGCAACGATTCCTCGTTGCCTTCCAGCGTACGGTCGCCGGCGATGCCGTCGCCGACCAAGTCAGCCAGCAGGGTGACGATGGCGCGGGCACCCTTTTCATCCTTCTTCAGCTCGTCGACATGGTGAACCATGGCGTTCGCGCTTTTTCCGAGGAACTTGTTGATGAAAGACTCGTTGCGAGCCTGCTTCCACAGGGTGCGCGCCCAGAGCGTGTACTGTTCGCTCGACAGGGCTGCGAAATTGGTAAAGGACATGAAGGCCTCTCACGGTGGTTGAAACGAAGGTTTCGCCAGCGTTTTCGCCGTGGCAGGCGGGAGAGAAGCGCTTTCGTGGCCTCAGCCGGGTGCGGTGCAAAAAGACCCCGGTCGTAGCCGGGGGAAAGCACTGCTGCTGCAATACAAGAATACTATCAGATGACAGACAACATTACCAGCAGCTATCGCGTTGTCAAACCAAAAAGTCGCCCCGGAGACGCGCCAGGGTGTCTTCGGGGATTTTGTTGAACTCCTCGTACGACAACTTGCTCACCGAGCTGGCGTCCAGGCCGCCGCCGGCGGTGTCGCTGTTCGACCCCACGCGGCCGATGTTGGCCGGCGTGCGCTTGATGGTGTCCACTGCGCGCTTGCCGGCCGCCAGCTTGGCGTCGGCGGGCGGCGTCTGGGCGGCGCCGGCCACCCGCGGCTTGTCGGTGGTGGCGCGCTCCTGGGCCCGGTTGGCCGGTGCGCCCATCACGCGCTTGACGGCGTTCTGCAGCGCCTCGTAGGGGGCCTGGCCGCGCTGCACGTTGGCGACCATCTTGTCCATCACGTCCTGGGCCAGCTCGGCGTCGAACTCGTCGGAGTCCTCGTTCAGCGCCGGGTAGGCCTGCTCGACGCGCTCCATGGTGATGTCGTAGCGCGCCGCCTCGCGGGCGCGGCTCTCGGCCTGTACGGTGGCGGTGCGGATTTCCTCGTTGGTGATGGCCCGGTTCAGCTGGTTGATCTCGCGCCGCAGCGACTCGGCAGCGGCCGTGTCACCTTCGAGCAGGGCCTTCTGGTACGCCGTCTCCTTCTTGTCAACGTCGTCCTGGTAGCGCTGCAGCTGCTCGGTGGTGACTTGCGTCTGGCGCGTGGCCTGCTGCTGGCGCAGCTGGGCCTCCAGCTGGCGGTTCTTCTCGCGCTCCTTCTCCAGCACCGCCTTATGGCGCGAGAGCGGGATGCGGTTGTCCTTGCCCCGGCCCTTGGCGCCGCTGTCGCCGTCGTCGCCGTCGCCTTCGCCATCGCCGTCGTCATCACTGCCGTCGCCCTCGCCGGCCCCTGCGGCCGCCGCAGCGCCCTTGCCGGGGGTCTCGGTGCCATCACCGCCCAGATCGGCCGTGGAAGGGGCGCCGTCGCCCGGCAGGTCGGGGGTGTTGCCCGGCAGGGCGCCGCCGCCCGCGTCCGAGCCGTTGTCGCCCGCAGGCGCGAACAGGCGATTGAACAGGAATTTCACAGTCATCTTGGACCTCTATGTCGTCGAAGGAACGAGGGGCTCATTCGCCCCGGGGGGTGTCCGCCTGGCTCGCGGCCAGGCGGTCGGATGCGGCCTTCTGCAAGGCCACGATGCGGTCGGTTTCGGATTTTTGGGCCGCGGTCTGCGCCTCCAGCTGCAGCCTCTGCTGCGTCTCGGCCTCCTCGTTGCCGAGGCGGCGCTGGTCGATGTCGACCTCGTGCTGGAACTCGCGCTCCGCGAGGTCGCGCTCGTGCTCGGCCTTGGCCCACTCCAGCTGCGGGTCGGTGCCAGCCGCCTCGGGCTTGCCGCGCAGCAGGTCTTCGGCCTTGGCCGCGCGCAGGCCGGCGTCGGCGTGCTTGGCCGCGGCCTCGCCTTCCAGACGCAGCACCTCAGCCTCCTGGGCGCGCTGTTGCAGCCGGGCCTGGGCCTGCGCCTCGGGGCTGTTCTGGTCGCCCTTCATGGCCTTCAGGATGTCGGCCTTGTTCTGCAAGCGGCTGGCCTGGATCAGGACGTCGTCCGGGATCGCCACGCCCATCTCGCGCAGCGCCACGGCCTGCTCGAACTGGCTGTCCTCCAGCGTCTCGCGCTGCGGCACCGAGCTGACGATGATGTCGTACTCGCCCATGGTCAGGTTGTTGGCGATCTCGCCCTCGGGCGTCGCCTCGTTGACCATCACCGACTCCTGGTCGCCGGTCAGCCGGTTCTTGGTGATCGTGATCAGGCGCGGCTCGGTGTAGAACTCCTGCACCAGGTCGAGCACCGCGCGCGCGATCCAAAAATCCGTGCGCGTCAGGCTGTCCATCGGCTTGACCAGGTTGGTGCTGCCAGCCTGGCGCTTGGCCTGGATGGCCTTGGCCGCCACATCCTCGCGGTCGAAGCCCTGCATGGAGTCCGACACGCCGGAAATCGTCTTGATGTGCTCCTCGGCCTTGTAGGAGACACGGTCCAGCCCCGTGGGCACCTGGTTGGGGGTGATCTTCTGGGCGTTGGCGACTTCGTCCACCTCCATCACCAGCCCGCTCATGGCGCCCTTCTGCTCCAGCTCGGCGGGGGTCATGTTGGTCAGCGCGCCGCGCTTGACGATCCAGCCGCTGTTGGCCGTGGTGTTCACCACGTGCAGCTCCTGGCTCAGCGTCTTGTTCATCAGCTCCTGGCTGCTCAGCAGCTCCTCGCCGATGCCCAGCGTGGGACCGTGCATAAACTTGGGGAAGTACGCCACCACCGTGAAGTGCTTGAAGGGGCTCCAGTCGTCGTGCAGCACCACGTCGTCGGCCGTCACCGTCCACTTGATGCGCTGCGCCGGCTTCTCGATCACCACCTGCCCGGTCTGGGCCACCACGGCGGCGATGGCCTCGCGGTCGTCGGCGATCTGGCGCGGCACCGGCCGCAGGTCACCGGTCTCGACGGTGGCGAAGAACTTCTGCTTCACCAGCTCGCGGTACTGGCGGTCGATCACGCGGATGCGGCGGCGATGCTCGATCTCCGGCCCCGCATAGAAGTCATAGGCGTGCTTTCCGAACCGGTCGCGCCGCTCGTTAATCGAATCGTAGCCGTACTGCAGCGCGGAGCCGGTGCGGGCCTTCAGCAGCGTGGCGTCCGCTTCGCCGTACAGCTGCGCGATGTCCTGCAGCGTCATCCACTTGGTCACGAACACCTCGCCCCAGGTGTCGGGGTCGGCGTGCTCGGCGTCGGGGTCGACCAGCACGTTCTTGGGGTTCAGGTGCGTGATGCGCACCTCGCCCTGCAGGCTGTCTTCGTAGTCGATGCGCACGTCCAGGTAGCCGCGCCCGGTGACGATACCGTCCAGGAACATGTCACTGCGCAGCCACGCCAGCTGGTTGTTGTCACTGATCTGCTTGAACACCATGGCCAGCGCATCCGCCGTGGCGCCGGCGGCACCCCCGCGCGGTCGGAACGTCGTCTCCGCGCGGTTGTAAATCTGCTCGCCCTGCACCGTCGACACAGTGCTCAGAATCTTGTTGACGGTGAGCGCCGGCCGGCGCTCGCGCCGCAGGCGCACCAGGTCCTCCTGCTGCCACTGCTCGTTGCACAGGAAGGCCACGCAGGTGCTGGCCTTCTTGACGAAGTCGTTGTGCCCAGTGTCGCGCGCGTAGGCGTACCGACGCCATTGCTTCATGGCGATCTCAGGGTTCTGTGGCATGAGGGGGCTCCAGGGTCGAAGTGGTACGGGGGCGCGGGCGGGCGGGTGTAGGGGTGTCGGGGTGCCGGGGGTCACGCACTCATGTGCGTGCCCTCGGCGCCATGACCAAGCAGGCGGTCGCGCCACGAGGCGCGGGGGGTGGTCTGGGACGGCGCGCGCGGCGGCGGCGCGTCGACGGTCATCTGCGCCAGCCAGGCCAGCGCGTCCACCTGGTCGTCGTGCGCGGCCGCTGGGAAGCGGAGCATCTCCTGTTGACAGGCGCCGTACCACTCAGCGGCTTCATCGAAGACCACCGTGCCCTGCTGCATCCGCGCCTGCAGCGGACGGGCGCGCGTCAACTTGTCGGTCAGCGGCTTCAGCAGCACGACCGACACGTACATGCGGCGGCGGCGCGCCTCCTTGGCGAACACGGCGGCGAGCGAGCGCCAGATTTGGCCGTCCTCCACGCCCAGCACGACGGGGCTGTGCACCGCCCAGCGCGCGATCAAGGTCAGCATCGCGTTGACTATGAAGTAGGCGTCGCCCGAGCGAAAGCGCATGTGGTCGACGACGTAGAGCAGGTCCTCGGGCGTGTGCAACCCGATCACCCCGACCGTGTAGTCGTTCTGCCTCTTCTCGCTGATGGCGAAGTCGAACGCGCAGTAGATGTTGGTGCCGGTCGGGTGCGGCGGCTGCGAGCGACGGAAGTTCTCCTTGACGAAGTAGATGCCGTCGTCGGGCACCGGGTTCTGCTGATACAGCGCCGACCAGAACCGCGTCGGGATCGTCTTGCGGATGCGGTTGAGCTTCTGCAGGTCGTAGCGCTCAGGGTGCAGCGCATCGCCCTTGTGGCGCAGCAAGCGGCCGCGCGAGGGGCACTCATCCACGATCAGGTCGGTGTCCTCGTCTAGGTATTCGTCGAACTCGGCGACGGCCGGGTACTTCACCACCACGAACTGGTCGGCCTCCGGGTCGTCCTGCATGGCGCGCTGCAGCCGGCCCGCGAGGTCGTCGTCGTTCCAGCACGTCTGGATCACCAGCACGCCGCCGCCAGGCGCCAGGCGGGTGTAGGCCGTCGACGCGTACCAGTCCCAGAGCTTCTCGCGCGTGTCCGCGCTGTCGGCCTCCTCGGCGTTCTTCACCGGGTCGTCAATCACCAGCACGTGCGCACCCTTGCCGGTGATGCCGCCGCCCACGCCCGCCGCCACGTAGCCGCCGCGGTGGCCGGCGATGGCCCACTCCTCGGCGCTCTGCATGTCAGGGTGCAGGCGTGTCTCGAACACGCCCTGGTAGGAGTTGTCCGTGAGCACCTCCTTCACCTTGCGGCTGAACGACATAGCCAGCGACACGTTGTACGACGCCGCGATGAACTCGTGATCGGGGTAGTGCCCCAGGTGCCAGGCCGGGAAACACCGGCTGGCCAGCTCGCTCTTGCCCGAGCGAGGGGGCATCAGGATCATCAGGCGGGGGGATTTTTCCTCTGCCACGTCGCGGCTGAACTGCTCCAGGCGGCGGCACACGTCGGCATGCACCCACCCGGCCTTGTAGCGGGGGTTGAAGCGCTGCACGAAGGGCAGAAGACGCCGCCTGGCCAGCAGGCGGCTGGCCATTTCGGCCTGGGCCTTGGCAACAGCGGCGCTGGTCACGCCCAGAGGCCTTGCAAAGGGTCAATCATCGGCGTCCGCCTCCGAGAAGGCTTCGATCTCCGATGAGCCGGCGATCACAGACGAAGACTCCAGCAGCTGTACTGTGTTCTCGCTGCCGGCGGTGATGATTTTCAGCAGTTCCTCGTCGCTCATGCGGTCGAGGCGATCCATCACCACCCTGCCGGACACCGACACCGACACTTTCTGCTCAACCGGGGCGTAGTAGCCGCACATCTTGCCGATCTCACGCGCCGCGGCGACCATGGAGCTGGGCTCCGAGACCATCTTGGCCACGTCATACGCCTCCACCAGCATGTCCATGACCTTTTTGCGTGTCATGGCGCCGGCTTCCTCGTATTTCTTCTTCTCGGCGTCGTAGAGGGCCCGGATCGCCGGCATGTGGATCATGCTGTAGGCCAGACGCGTGGAGCCCTCGGGGTAACCAGCGCGGCGCGCGGCGGCCGGGAGCGTGTCGCCCTCTGCCCAATAGCGCGCGAAGAGCTTCTGCTTCTCGGTCAGCGGCTTGGTGGGGGACGTTGCCGCCGCGCCCGCGTTCGTGATGGTGCTCACGTACTTGCGGGCAGCGGCCTTTCGGGTGGCGTCCTCTTTTCCATAGCGCACGGTGCGGCTGCCGGGGGGTTTTACCGGCGGGGCATGGCGCTTCTTGGCGGCGGGGGCAGTCGGACGTGTGGCCACGGCGAAAATTTTTTCGATGTGCCTCAGATGAAAGGGGGTGGGCGGTTCGGATTCTAGCTTCTTCATAGGAAAAAGCTAAGGGGCTTGGAGGTTCGGTAGTGTTTGGCTGAGTGCGGCGGCGTGAGGCTCTCCCCCACCCCGCGCCAAGAAGCACCCCCACTTCGGATTCAGGTCTCCCGGCCGAAAGGGGGCCCCATTGGCGAGGTGGGGTGGGGGAGCAGCCCCTCGCTTCGCTCGTGTCTGCATCGTGCTGCCTTGCGTGTTCGTTCCTCAACACACGAAAGGAGCCCAGGATGAACACCGAGAACCGCACCGTGTCAAAGCTGACCAAGGCCGAGCTGGCCCGTGACCTGAACGAAGCGCTGCGCACGATCGAACAGCTGCGCCTGCAGCTGAGCATCAAGGACGGTGAGATCGCGGCACGTGACACGCGCCTGACCAACGCCGTCGACGCCTACCGGGCGCTGCGCGAGCAACTGCCCAAGCCCCTCGTCCCGCGCCGCGCCGTCGGCCACGTCGTCGGCACTTACACGCGCCGCGACGGCGCCGTGATCGAGAAGTACGTGGTCAACACACACGGCCACATCGGCCATCGCGTCGCCACGCCCGTCCCCGCAGCAGCTGAGTAAGGAGAGCACCATGACTCCCGAACAACGCGCCGCAGCCGCGGCAGACCGGGCCGCGCAGCAGAAGCTGCGCATGGACATCGAGCACGCGCAGATGTGCGCACCGATGTCGGATAGCGACAGCGACAACGACAACGATAGCGCCCAAGACGGGGCAGCCGCTGCGGCCAACTTCGTCGACACAGCCCACGGCGCCGTGGGATACGCCGCCGTCGAGGCGGCGTTCGGCCTCGTGATGACCACGTTGTGCGCGGCCATCACGAGCTGGTTTCTGACCGGCTGGGCCGCGCTTTTGGTGGCCTTTGCCACCAGCGTGCTGAGCACGGCGGTGATCAGCCCTTACGTGCATGCGGTGATCGGCGAGGACCGCGAGCTGACGATCGGCCGCGCCGTCGTCGGTGCCGCTGGCTGGCTCTTCGGCCGCGGCAAGAAAGCAGTGGCGGACGCCACCGCGTGATTCATCCGGTGCCGTGCAGCCCCTCACTTCGTTCGGGGCTGCGTCGTGCTATGGATTTTGTAGTTCGTGTTTGTTGTTCGTTCTTTACTTTTTCAAGGAGAGTGCCATGTCGATGAGTTTCATGATCAACGAAGGCCTGCTGCGCAACACGCGGCAGGAGTACGCCGCAGCGTTGCGGCCTAGCACCAAGCGCGTGGTGGCAGCGTTCGCAGCAACCACGTGCACCCTGTCCGCGGGCCTGGTGGCGGCAGGCGCCACAGCGCCGCACGCAGGCATGTGGTTATTCGGTGCAACCGGCAGCGCATGGTTCGCGCTGTTCGCTTACTACGTCATGCTGCTTGCGCTGAGCGCCGCTGCGATCGCCGCGGGCTTCTGGGTTCACGAGCGCGTGATGGACCACAGCGTGGATGCGTGGTACGCGGTGGCCAAGGACTGGTGCTCTGAAAAGATGAGCACCATGAAGCTGAGTGCCACCAAGAACGCTATCAACTAAGGAGCACACCATGTTCGAGATGGGTGCTGTCGTGGGGCTCGGCCTCCTGGTCACATTGGCCAAACTGCCGTGGAAATGGAAGATGTGGGTGATCAGTCATCCACTCTTCATTGACGTGATGGTAATGATAATGCTTCTCATTATCCACTGGGGGACCTATTCGGGCGTGATGGTCGCAACCATCGGCGCGCTGACGTGTTCCCTGGTACTTGCCGGCGCGCGCAAAGTCGTCGGCCACAACGAGAACGGCCGCTACGTTCCCGGCTGGTTCAACATCGCGGAGATGGGCAAGCTCGCTCCGCAACCAGCCGCCGCTGCGTAAACAGCAACTACCCCCCTTCACCCACCAGCCCGCCGTGTGCAAACACCGCGGGCTTTTTCACTTGGAGACCACCATGGAAATTCCCATGTCCTACCTCACCACCGACGACCGCGACTTCCTCGACACCGCGCCCAACACGGCCACGCTCGACCCCCTCGACATCCTCATCGAGCTCGAAGAAGAACTCGGCATGAGCATCGTTGCTTATCTCAAGCAGCGCACAAGTGAGATGCCCTCACGCTGAGCCCAGCCTCACGAGCATTCATCTTTCATCGAATGCTCGTCTGGGTGCGCGTCCGCGTACCACAACCCTCAAAGGAAACTGAAATGACTGCTATCGCACAAGCCATGAACGCCGCCAACATCACCCCTGACAGCGTCAAACAGACGTACGCATACTTCGACATCAACGATGCAATCGAAGACATCCAGAACGCCAACCTGCGCGCGCTCATCGCAGCAGGCGCGTCCGACACCATGGACTTTTGGACCACGATCATGGCCAACAACCTGGCGTGGACCGCGTTCTCGGTACTCCGCGAAAAGACCGACATCACGCTCGATGAATACTGCGAGGCCACACGCCCCTCGTTCACCGACACAGCCTTCGAAGGCATGACCGCCAACGACGGCACCAGCATCAAGACCCTAGCAAAGATGCTGGCTGTAGGCGACACCATTGCCATCGAAGCCCATGCGTACGGCGTCGATGCCATGCGCCGATTCAAGCGCAAACCCTTCGACGAGCGCGTCACGGATCAGAAAGTCCGCACGATCTCGGCAGAAGACCGCGCCAAGATCGAATACGACGTCGAAACCGCATCAGGCGATCTCAAAACCCGCGACCCCAAGGCCTTCGACGCCTTCGTCAATGACGCACTCCAACGCGAAGTCGAACACGCCATCAAACGCAGGGACGACAACCTGCGCATGGCAGGCGCCGCGCTCTCCATGATTCGGGAAGCCAACCACATCAGCGAAGCCGCCAGCTTCCACGAACTGCCCTTGACAATGCAAGAGCGCATCATCGTGAGCATCCTCAACGGTGTGCAGACCCGCGTGGAATGGCTGCGCCGTGAACCCAAGATCAAGCTCACGGAATACGTCCACATCCGCACCGAGGCAGACCGCTTCAGCAGCACGCTCAAGGACGTGCTGAAGGCACCCAAGTTTGCCGACGCATAAGCATCGCGCAGGGCCGAAAGGCCCTGCTTTTTCTTTGCTCTTGCAGTCGTCGTCGGCACGCGCGCGCGGCCGGCGCCGACGACACTACGGAAAAATGTATGTAACGGAAGGCGCGAAAAATCCATACTACAACTACTTATACCTCTTCTCTTCTTCTCTCTTTTTTTTCTTCTTTAACTTTATTCAATTACAAAATTACAAAATTACAAAAAGAAAAAAGCTATATAAATCAAGGACTTAGGCCAAGAGAATGTATTTTTTTGTCTTGAGTGTATTGCGCCGCTGCCTGTTTCGGCGCCTGCCCCGCCACCCCGTTTTAAAGAGGTCTGCTAGCGCCCCCCGGGCACTTGCGAACTGTCAGGGTCCGGCGTATGCTTCGCTTCCCTGCTCGTCTGCCTTCTGACCCTCGTCTGACTGCCATGCTGATCTACTCACTGACCACGACCCAGCCCCTCACCAAAACCATTTCGAAGGTCGCTGGCAGCATCGAGAAAACCTCCTACCCACTCACGTGGGAATTCACTTCCGCGAAGCACAACATCACTACCGCGGAGCAGTTGTACCACCTGGTGCGCAACACCAGCACCAAGGGCGGCTGCCTCATCAAGGGTGAGCTCCACCGCACCCTCAAGGCCGAATCCAGGGCAGGCGCAACCGTCACGGGTGATCTTTCGTCGTGGGTTTGCCTTGACATCGACGGCATCCCCACGCAAGCCGATATCACCAACGCGGCAGGCCAATTAGTCAAAGTCAACGTCACCCCCGACTTCATCATGACCCAGCTCGGGCTGCACGACATCTCCTACGTCGTGCAGTATTCCGCTTCGCACGGCCTTGACCCCGCCCGCCTGAGCTGCCACATCTTCTTCCTGCTCACCCACCCGCTGCCCGCCCCCTCCCTCAAGCAGTGGCTCATCCAGCAGAACTTCAACAGCGCCTTGTTCGTCAACGCCATGTCGCTGACCAAGACTGGCAACACCCTGCACTGGCCGCTCGACATCAGCGCCTGCCAGAACGACAAACTCCTCTACGTCGCCGCCCCCATATTCAAGGGGATGAAAGACCCGCTCAAGGCGCGCATCAGTCTCGTCAAGCGCAAACACGGTGCCGCCACCATCCCCTTAGCCGCCATCCACAGCCCCGGACAAAACAAAGTCAAGACCGAAGACAAAATCAACGAGCTGCGCCTGCGCAACGGGCTGCCCAAGCGCAAGTTCACCTACAAACTCGACGGCGCTGTCGAATACCTCTCCAAGCCCGACAGGGCCCTCGTCACCGAGATGAAGACCGAGCGCGGCTTCGTCTACTTCAACCTCAACGGCGGTGACAGCTGGGCCTATTACCACCCCGAAAACAACCCCCAATACATCTTCAACTTCAAGGGCGAGCCCACCTACCTCACCAAGGAACTCATCCCCGACTACTGGGCGCAAGTGCAATCCACCGGCCACGCCGCGGTGCCAGGCAACAGCACCCTCAGCGCCTTCGCCTTCCAGGACGAACTCAGCAGCACCTACTACGGCGGCACCTACGACACCATCACCAACCAGCTGGAGCTGCACCCCTTCAAAACCTTGAAGATGCTCAAGGACTACGCCGCCCAGTACAACATCGCCTGGACCGAGAACGTCCCCTCATGGCGCGTCGTGTTCGACCCCGGCGACGTCGTGCGCGTCGACTTCGCCAACAGGCGCATCAACCTGTTCGAACCCAGCATCTACATGCTCAACCCGCCGAACAAGGTCGCCAAGCCCCCCAAGACCATCCACAAGTTCGTCTCTCACGCCCTCGGCAACGACGCCCCCATCGTCGCCCACTTCTACAACTGGCTCGCCTTCATCGTGCAGTTCCGCACCCGCACCGGCACCGCGTGGATTCTTCAGGGCGCACCAGGCACCGGCAAAGGCATCCTCACCAACCTCATCTGCACGCCGCTGCTCGGCCGCGCCAACGTGCGCACCAAGCGCATGGAAGAACTCAACGACCAATTCAACGACTACCTCTCCAAGACCCTGCTCGTCTCAGTCGACGAGATGGAACTCAAAGCCATCCAGTTCGGCAAGCAGAAATCCGTGATGGCCAACCTCAAGAACTACATCACCGAACCCACCATCTCCGTCCGCGGCATGTTCCGCGCAGCACTGCCCGCCATCAACTACTCCAACTGGCTGTTCAACACCAACGAACACGTCTCGTTGCGCCTCGACCTGGGCGACCGGCGCTTCAACGTTGCCGCGTACCAGAACACCCCCATCAAACCCACCGCCGCCGAAATCAGGGTCATCCACAACGAGCTCGAAGACTTCTTCGACTACCTCGCCGGCCTGCAAGTCGACGAACACGCCGCCGCCACGCCCATGCAGACCAGCGCCAAGGACGACCTCATCGACCGCAGCCGCACCGTCACCGAGCAGTTCGTCGAAGCCCTCAAACACGGCGACATCAAGTATTTCCTGGAGCAGCTGCCCAGCGACAAGCGCTACATGACCGACCACCTCCAGCACGAAAAGGTCAAGAACTACAAGGAAGACCTGCGCACCCTGCTTACCCGCAAGAAGACCAGCCACGGCAACTTCTACCTCTCGCGCGACGAGCTCAACCGTATGTACACCTACATCACCGACGAGAAGCTCACATCCGCCGAGTTCGGCAAGCGCATGGCCAATCACGGCATGCGGCTCAGCACCGCGCGCCTGGGCGATGGCAGCCTGGCCCTCAGCATGAAGGTCGATTGGCCGGACTACACCCTGTTCCCCCAATACCTCGACGACTACCCCGTGGTCGACAAGACCAGCAACCCCGGCCACCTCAAAGTGGTCAAGTAATCCTTCATCGGAGATTTGAATGAAATACCCCTTCGACCTCGAATCCGCCAAGGCCGGAGCCCCTCTCATCACGCGCGGCGGCGCACACGCGCAGCTAATCCTGCACGACAAATCCGCCAACAAAGCCCACAGCCTCGTAGTACGTGTGCGCGAGCGCCTGCTTGTCTACAACACCCAGGGGCGGTTATCCCGCGGCTTGTCTGAACACGTTGATGACTTGTTCATCGTCGCACCTCAAGAAGTGCACATCCATCTGCACGTCACTACCTAACACATCACTCGGAGCATCACATGACGAACAGCATTGCAAACTTCGACAACAACACCTCCAACGCCAACCCCGCCCAAAACACCATCACCCCTGAAGTCATGCACACCTTTGGCGAGGTACTGGCCGCAACGGCACTTACCAGCATGCCCAGCGGCTATCACGCCGCTGCCACCCTCATGCTCGCCTACCGCTACATAGTCAAAGGCGCCATAGCACAGAAGGATGACCAGGCCGTCGAACGCCTGCTCGTCTTGTATGAGCAATGCGGCATCACCATGCGCCAGCTGCAGAGCGGTCGTCCCCTCGAAGAGCTGCGCGACCAGATCAGCAAAGCCCTGAGCACCGCCGGCTACGACTCGCCGCTGCAATGAACACCGTCCGCCTCACCCAATTCCGCACCGCGTTCGCCCGACACGACTGGACCGCCAGCGAACGCCGCAACTACGCCCGCCAGTGGGCACGCTCACTGCGCTACCTGGGCCCCAAGTGGCATCTGCACAACCCTCAACACCCAACAAGCAAGCCCGGGGCCGCACGATGAAACCCTTTGATCTTGAAGCCGCCGCGCGCGGCGAACCTCTTGTCACCCGTGGTGGCCAAACGGCTCACTTCATCGCACACGTCCCGGAGTTGGATGAAAGTGTGTGCGTGATCTGCCGCGTCGAAAAGACTCTACTTGCCGCTTACGAGAATGGCCGCAGCTACGACGTTGGTGAATCCAAGTACGACCTCTTTATGGCGCCCAAAAAGCGGACGGTGTGGGTCAACATGTACCCGGGCGGGTACACACGCTGGCACGACACCGAGGCACAGGCTGACGAAGATGCAGGCATTCAACGCATCGGTAATCGCGCCTGGCCCTTGGAAATCGAGGAATAACGACATGAAAACCAGCAAACTCATTCGATACGCCGTCAAGCACCATTTGACGAAGTACAACAACTCATACCCGGATACACCGCCCGAAAAGAACCGATGGCCCCTGCCCAGCGAGTATTAACGAGGGAATCGCTATGAACGCTCAACCCACCATGACCGAGCAAGCCGCCACCCATCTGGCTTTTTGCTACGGCGTTTTTCTCAGCCTGCCCGACGACGAAAAGAACGCGATCGCGGACCGTCGAGGCGGCCACATCGGCGTTGTCGAAGACCTGATTTTCCTAGTCGAGCGGATTGAGAAGCTGGACCAGAAACACCTGGCCGAAACCCCTGACCGTGTAGACGACGGTGTGTTTGCCTATGAAGTTGTCGAAGAACTCGCTCGAACATTCTTTCAGAACGACGGCATTTCAGACGACGAAATCGAAGCCGCCATCAGCGATTGGTACAGAGGCGAAGAGCAAACGGCCCCCACTTTCGATGCCATTCACTCCGAGCTTGCTGCCCGCTTGAACGATCTGGAAAATGCCATCCAAGCAGTCTGCACCTACAACGGGGCGACCAATGAAGCGGAAGTTCAAAGGGCCTTCAGTGAATTACTTGACGAGTTGACACGGCTCGGCATTGGCACCACTGCCCCCACCACCCGTCAAACGCACCATTAACCTTACCGTTAATGGCCGGAAATGGGTGTTGCCGGAGCCGCTGAGAGAGTTCCCGAATCACGGTGAAACCTACTGGTTTTTAGGCTGGAGGAACCCGCCTTACTCCTTAACTTGGGGCCAATCTAAAGGGGAAGAAATCGCTCTCGCAAAGGGCATGCGCTACGCCACAGAAGCCGACGACCTGCGCAACCGCACCAACGCCGCTACAAAAACAGGAGAACAACGTGGGTAACAAACCGACCGAGCAATTGCTGACGGAGGCGCTAGCTGGCCTGCTGTTCGATTTCGGCGCATTTTTGACGACTCGCAAAGAAGTTGTCCCGCTGGGATCATCGGCTGACGCAGCGCCGATGGTGCGCCTGATTGAGCAATTTGCTTCCAGCAGGAACCTGTCCCTTGATAGCGCAAACGTGGAGGGCTGGCGAAACACCATCGACACCCTTCGCGCCCAACTCGCCGCTGTCACTGCGGAGCGGGATGCCTTTAGGGCCAACGCAGAGCGGTATCACTTCCTCGCAGGTTTCGGCGTCACCGCGCATTCGACGCGCTGGGCGCACTGGAGAATCGAGCGGTGGACGAAAAACGGATGGGAGCCACTCCACGGCAACCTGTTAAACGCCGCCATCGACGCGGCGAAGGACAACAAATGAAAACCACCCTCAAGGAAATTCGCAAGGCCGGCCCGTGCGGCATGCGCCTGCAAGACGGCGAGCGCGTTGGCTATTTAAAATTGCGCCATAGCCTTTGCTCAGGTTATGGCGACACCACGCCTATCAGCATCGTCACGATTATGGACAGCAACGGCCTGGACGATGCGCTGTGGTGTCTGCGCGCGGTGAAGGGTCATCAGCGAGAGATGCGGCTGTATGCCGTTTGGTGTGCGAGGCAAGTTGAACGCATGATGACGGATAAGCGTAGTGTTGACGCGCTGGAAGTGGCTCGCCGTCACGCAGAAGGCGAAGCCACAGACGACGAACTGACCGCTGCCTGGGACGCTGCTTGGGCCGCTGCCAGAGACACTGCCTGGGACGCTGCCGGGGCCGCTGCCTGGGCCGCTACCAGGGACGCTCAAGCTACTGAGTTGCGACGCGTTTGCGAATGCATCAACGCTGGTGTTGATCCGTATGCGGCGAAGGAATCAGCATGAACTGGCTCCCGATCATCAATCGTACACGTCTAAACGCGTGACGACGGCACCACTGCCCCCGCCACAGTCCTCACGGTCAGCGGCCATATCACGCTGATTTATCTTTCATCTATCATTTAAAAGGAAAAATCATGAAACCCTCCCAAGCTGTTGCTGCCCTCAACCATCTGATCGACAAGCGCCGCCCGGCCTTCCTGTGGGGCGCCCCAGGCGTCGGCAAGTCCGACGTCATCCACCAGATCGGCGCGCAGCGCAAGGTTGAAGTGCGCGACATCCGCCTCTCTCTGCTCGACCCGACCGACATCAAGGGCTTCCCGGTGCCCGACGCCAAGAAAGCCCTCATGAAGTGGCTGCCGGCGGACTTCGTACCCACCAGCGGCAAAGGCATTCTGTTCTTCGACGAACTCAACTCCGCCGCGCCCGCCGTGCAAGCCGCCGGCTACCAATTCATCCTCGACCGCAAGATCGGCGACGTGCAGCTGCCCGACGGCTGGGCCATCGTCGCCGCCGGCAACCGCACCACCGACCGCGCCATCACGCATACCATGCCAAGCCCCCTGGCCAACCGCTTCGTGCACATCGACTTCGAGCCGGACATCAACGACTGGTATCACTGGGCACTGCAGAACAGCATCAGCGCCGAGACCTGCGCCTTCCTGCGCTTCAAACCCTCGCTGCTGCACAGCTTCGACGTCAAGTCCAACCCGCGCAGCTTCCCCAGCCCGCGCACCTGGGTCTTCGTCGACGAAATCCGCAACTCCGGGCTCGACGCCACCACCGAATTCGCCCTCATCTCCGGCACCGTCGGCGAAGGCGCGGCCACTGAATTCCTCGCCTTCGTGCGCCTGGCCGCCTCGCTGCCTTCGGTCGACGAAATCTTGCTCAACCCCGAGAGCATCGAGATCAACAAGGAAAAGCCCGAGCTGATGTACGCCATGGTCACCAGCATCGACCATCAAACCACCCCCAACAACTTCGACCGGCTGATGAAATTCGTCACCCGCATGCCGCCCGAGTACCAGGTGCTCTACGTGCGCAGCGTCACGCGCGACATGGCCATCGCCAAGACAGCCACCTTCACCCAGTGGGCCAACAAGAATGCCGCCCTGCTCAAGTGATCAAAACCTTCATCGCATTCGCCACTGGCGTCCTGACGGCGATGTTCGCCACTGACAACGCCACGCTGCGCGACTGTGCCGTCTACGGCCGCGCGCAGCTAGCCAACACAGCCATCATCGACTGCACAGTACGTAAAGAAGTCACCACTAAGGAGCCCGTGAAATGAGCGCCCTTCATGAATCCGCCATGCTCGTCGAACTAACGATTAGCCAGTGGACCGCTACCCGTCACGACAAAGCCGTGTCGGCCGAAGTCGAACAGCAGCACAACGCCACCAACGCCGGCCGCTACAACAAGTGGCTGGTCGACCGGAGCCTGCTCGAACCCGTCAACAAGGCGGCCACAGCCATCCGGCAGTTCCACTACGCCAAGACCCTGCCGTGGTCCGACAAAGGCGCGCGCTTGCTGCCCTCCCGGCTGTTCATGGAATACCGCGACGGTCTGGCCAAGCTGCGCAACGCCTTCGAAGATGCTGCCAACGACTTCCGCATGCACTACCCGCAAGCGGTCCAACAGGCCCAGAGCCGCCTGGGCACCATGTTCTGCCAGGACGACTACCCCGACGCCTGGGAAATCCGCAACGCCTTCGACATCAAGACCGACTACACGCCCATCCCCAGCGCCAACGACTTCCGCCTGCAGATCGCCGGCGAAGAACAGGACGAAATCAAGGCCAGCGTCGAGCGCGCCGTGCAAGAGCGCCAGGCCAAGGCCCTGGAAAACTGCTACGCCCGCCTGCGCCTGCTGCTGGAACGCATCAAGGAGCAATGCGCCAAGGATACGCCCCGCATCCACGATTCGCTCATGGGCAACCTGCGCGAATTCCTCGACGTACTCAGCGCGTTCAACATCACCAACGACCCGACCCTCATCGAGTTGGAGAACGCCATCCGCGGCACTGTGCTGCAGAACGTCGACGTTCTTCGTTCATCGTCACATGCCCGGAAAGATACCGCCGCGGCCACTGACGCCATTCTGAAAAGGATGAAACGCTAATGCCCGCCATCATCACCCACGACATGGTGCGCCTGGAGAACTACACCGCTGCCAAGGTGCACTGGCGCACCAGCCGCTTCAGGTTTGGCGATGACACCGTCAGCCTCACCGAGTGCAAGCGCAAAGAACACAAGCGGCTGCAGCGCAACGACGACGGCTCCTTTGCGCTCTGCCTCTACGCAACACCCCTGATCACCTACTACCCCGACGGCAACACCCGCATCCGCCCGTGGAACTCCATGTCCTCTCACAGCTTCATCTGGTATCACACAGAAAGAGGGTTATCCACCGGGACCCATGGCAACTACGCCTACGTGCGCACTCCCCACGGTGTCTATTTTCCGCGCACGGCCGTATTGCTCGATCGGTCGTTGAAGCTGCTTACTCCCCCAAACTACCTATACCAACGCGTGCGGGCCACCATCAACAAGCCGGCACACGCCGCGGCAGTACAAAAGCTGCGCAAGTTCAAGCGCTGGCACGCCCCCATGCGTACCTTGCATAACGTTCCTCAGCACGCCTGGAACGCTTATGACATTCATGCACACCCGCAGGTACGCCCGCAGGTATTGCTGGCTGCGTTGCACGCTGACGACTACCTGGCCGAGCATTTGAACTTTAGCTACGAGGCCTTGCGCGACAGCTACCTCCTCACCCACTCGGGCGCGTATGACATCGCCCCCATCCCCAACAGCGCCCCCCTCAAACGCCCCCCGAAATGGGTCGGCGCTGACATTCCTGGAGTCCTCTCATGACCAGCGCCGCCGATCTCATGTCCATGGCTCGCAGCCGCCTCATCTGCAACCACCCCTTCTTCGGTGCTCTGGCCCTGCGCCTCAAACTCATCGAAGACCCCAGCGTGCCCACGCTCAGCGTCAACACGCGCGTCATCCGCTACAACCCCAAATTCGTCTCGCAATGGGACGATCGACAACGCGAGACACTGCTGGCCCACGAGGTCATGCACTGCGTGCTCGATCACGGCAGCCGCCTG